GGCCATTTTAAAGTTATTTACTCTGTCCATTTGCAAGGTAGACTTAGTAATTAGCTCTTGAGCGTCCAAAAGCTTGTCTGTATCGCCCTCGTCGTAAGCCTCCCGATATGCTTTTTTAGCCATATCTAGCTGCATTGCGGTTGAGCTTTTAACTGCTGCCAAATACTCCTCTTGACCGCTATTTAGCATGCCTCGAATGCGTTTATTTTCATCCAAAAGGCGCTGAGCGGTAGACAAAGTCTCCTGCTGTTCCCTATAAGCAGCCTCTTTTGCCCGGCGTTCGTCATGCCAGACCTTTTTAAGCTGTTTAAACTTCTGTCGGACGTCATCAGAGTAGTTTTCCAGCTCGTCTTGCTCAAGTTTTTCAACGATTTCCTTGGGCATTGGTTGACGGTTACGGTCTTCCTCGGGGGTATCGTCCTCGATTTCAATTTTTATGTCGTTTTCGTCCTCTATTTCGTAATTCAACTCCTGTTTTTTGTTGTTTTCCTGCAACTCATCAGGAAATTTAAACTCGTCTTTATCAAAATCAGCCATTTAAACGCTCCTTTATTTGCGACGAATGCCGCGTGGGTCATCAACAACGCCTTCTACGCTGTCTTCATTGATCATTCTGAACTCACGTCCATGAATAACCAATCTTGAACCGGCATTTGGACGAACCAATACAAAATCACCCTTTTTGCACCAAGGTCCTGTTGGATAGCGGGTTTTGTCCACATAACAGTCAGGCCCAAGTTCCACTACAAATAGCACAGTGGTAAGGACTTCTTCATTTCGGAGCGTTTCGTCTGCCTTTGCCAAGCCGCTGTCGTACTCGCGTTCGGTTTCAGGGATGGCACAAAGGATTTTCCAGCCACTTGGGCGTGGCAACTGTGTTGCTTTTTCCGCAGCGGTGGCTGTGGGGCGATACATACCTACTACTTGCGGATTATCGGGGTTTGAGCCGATAAGGATTTCACTCATTAGAGTTCTCCATTCGTTTTTTAAGGTCTAGGGCATATCCTTGTGCGATGCTAAGACCTCGAACTTCACCGCACAATCTTTTGTACTCCTCAAACGTTTCTGGTTTGCTGTCGGAGATAAAGTTTTTTAGTTGAGCAATTTTTTCGTTTATTTGATCAACAAGAATATCCATTGCATCCATTATTTACCTTGTTTGTAAGATGATTTAATGCCTGCGGCTGTTGATGCAATCTGCTCTGCCATTTTTTGTTTATGCTGCTCAGCTTGCAACCCCAACTTAATACCTTCTGCCGTTTGTCTTGAATTTCTTTCTTCCATTTCTGATGACATTTTGGAAGATATTCGAATGCCTTCAATTTGAGCTTGTGTATCAATACGCTCCTTTTCGATTTGCAACTGTTGTTGTTTAAGCTGCATGTCCATAGCGTCTTTCTGTTTCTTGCGCTCAAGCTCGCCCTGCTTAAGTTGCAACTCTTGCTGTTGCATTTGGATTATTGGATCCTGAGCCTGTTGTTGCGCTTGCTGCTGCTGAGCCTGCTGTTGATTTTGCGACAACAAACGTTGAGCTGCCTGTGCAATTAGTGGAGCCAAACGAACCTCTACTTGCGGATCGATATCTATCTCTTCTCCGCTTTCATCTGTCTGTTCAGGCAAATTCATACCAAGTTGTTTTTCAATTTCAATGCGATACGCAAAGCCTATGTGTTCAGCAATGTGTGCTTGCATGGCACCCATGATTGCCTGCGCTTGTGGCATTTGACCAATCAACGCTGATATCTTTGGGTCTTGCATTGCTGACGTGTGCGTGGTGATATGCGCCTCATGGTCTTGATACGCAAACGCTTTTACAGGTTTTGTTTTTAAGATGTTTTGATTTTCTGTAACCGGATCTTCTGGCTTTTGGTCTTCATCCATTGGAACCAATTTCTGGGCTTCTTTAATTCCCAGCACTTCCAGCATCTGCCTGTGCAACAAAGGCATGTTATAAAGCTGTGGAGCGCCTTGTGCCAGCTGCAATACGGCTTGGTACTGAACAATCTTCTGCGCCATTGTTGATGCATTTGGGTCAGAGACCGGAATAACATCTACGTTCTTGTAATCAGCTTTACGAGCCGTCCTTTCGCCTTCTTGTGGCTCGTAACTGTATTCATCAGGCGCATTGTCTGCCATGATGTTTTTCAGTAACTTCAGCTCTTGCTTAAGTGAGTAATGAGTACGCGCTTGTACGGCGCTCATTACCTTTAAGGTGCGCTCAAGAATGGCAAGCGTTGTTCCCACTGGCGACTGCGACGACATGTCGCTGATCTTTAAATCTGCAGTATTAGCAAAACGACGACCATCTTCAATAATTTGGTTCATCAAACCAATCAAGACTTGGCTTGGCTCTTTGTACGGCAAAGGCAAGATGTTGTCTTTTAATGCACCGCTTGCAACGTCTACATCCCTAAACTCGCCGGGGGCGATAGGTGTATCGTCACCCTTAACACGCATGCCGCGAGTCTTAAATCCTCCGGGCAAGTTGCTTAATGTGCCTGCATCAACAAGCTGTCGAATCAACGATGTGCCGGATTTTGCGTAGGCACCAATCAAATGAATTAAACCAAAGCAATAGAAACCAAAGCCGGGGATATATCCATAATGAACAAAATGCTGACGCTTTAATTGTTTTTTGTCATCAGGCTTCCAGTTGCGACGAATAGACAGTACTTTGTTTGTACCCTTGTCAATCGTAATAACATAAGGTAATGCAATGCCCGTCTGGTCGCCATCTTTATCTTCATGCTCAAAGCCGGGCAAATCATAGTTAACATGCATTTCCAACAGTTTGTAGCGATCATCTGCTGTTGCGCGGAAACCAAGTTTTTCAGCAATCTTCTTTTCAACTTCATCCAAAACATTAACTGGATCACCCAAGTCAACATCTCGATAAAACCCGGCAACCTGCAGCTTACGTAATTCGTTTTCTGTCTTACGCATCACATGGGTAATGCGTTCTGCAGACTCAAGACTACTTGCGCCGTAAGGCACTACCACGTCTTCAGCGGGGACAAACAAAGCTACCTGACGACCAAGACTTGGATCTTCGTAAACCTTTTTAAACGCGTTACCAGCAAGTCCCAGACCCCACATTGTGCGTTCTGTTTCGGGGCGGTACTCTGGCATTCTTTCTGTTAGTTCGTAGTTCATGTCCTGCCGAACACGCATTGCAGACTCTTTCATTGCTTGCGTTTCTTTGCCGATGATCTTAGTCATCACCGGGCCTTCAGCAGGAAATATAGACATCACGCTTTCAGCTTGAAACTTAACTAAAGCTTCTGCAAGTAGCGGATGGTAGACACCGCAGGCGCCCTCCCAAGGCTCAGTGCGCTCTTCAATCTTAAGCCCAAGCAACTCCAAACCATCCACATAGGTCTGAATCCAATCTTTGCGCGAAGAAACATCTGATTCAAAATCATCCATCAGATCCGAAGCAATGGTCTGCAAATCAGACTCACTCATCTCTTCTGCAAGGTTGGCAGAAAAATCATCCTCATCATCTGGAACTATTTCAATTTCCATGCCATCCATTTCAATGGTGACAGAATCTGGATTTTCAATTTCAATTTCAATGTCTGGATCCAGTTGATCTAAACCCATTGGTGCTTGGTACAATGATTTTTCAATAGCCATGTTGTGTCTCAGTAATACGCAGCCTTGCGTTTAATAACGGGTTCATCATCCTCGTCAGAGGAAAGGCGAAGAAACCCACCTTGTCGAAATCTTAATAACGCCTGACTGGTAGAGTCCACAATGTCATCATGCTCGCCGTTTGGAAACGAGGCGCATTCTTCCATGACCTCTTCAGCCCATCTCGTATCTGGACACCATACGTATCCTGATGCAAACAAATCAGATATAGCGTTTACACGGGCTATCTTATCAGAACCCCTGCTCGGTGTGTACTCAGACAAAGGGATACCAATCTGCCTTAATTCATAAATTAATGGCGCACCAGCGGCTTTCTTTTCAATAATCAAGGAATCTGGATTCCATTCTTTATACAGTTCATGTGCCTTTTTCTTTAACTCTGGGAATTCCATACGTTGTTTAAACGCATCCAAAAGGATAATGTTTGCAACTTCTGTCCCGGTATCATCTGGATGATAGAAAACACCCCAAGTTGTGCAGGCAGAGTAATCAGCCCGAGAGTTCTTTTCAAAGGCGGTATCCCAGCTTTGGATCAAATAATCACAGGAGGGAGGCTTATCCTTAGTCCAGATTTTCCACATCTCCCTTTTAATGATTGCTCCCTCTTCTGAGGTGGGATTCTGCTGGTATTGGGCTTCCCACTTACCTACGGGGATTTCAGCCTTGATGGCTTCGAGTTCTTTTTTAGACCAGAACTCTTCCCAGAGCGGGTTTCCAGATGGCAAAAGAGCTGGGAATTCAATCACTTCCCATTCATCGCCATCCCTTTTAATAGAGTTTTGCAGGATCTGGCCTGTTAAATCTCTCTTTGACCAGCGGGTCATCACAATAATGATTGAGCCGCCCGGCTGCAAACGTTGACGAGGACCGGAGGAATACCATTCATACACCCGATCATAAACATCGGGGTTGCCTTGCATGGCCTCTTGTTCGGAATGCGGGTCATCAATAATCAGAATATCTGCGCCTTTACCTGTTACTGCGCCTCCTACACC